ACCTCGGCTCTCTGGAATCCACTGACGATGCGCTGGTGGGCGATTTCGCCACCTACATGTGGAAGGTTCCCGACCCCGATGCGATCAAGGACAAGCTCAAGTCGATGGGCTACAAGTGGCAGAACATGCCCGAGGATGCCCCCGCAGTTCCTCCCGCAGCAACCGGACCCTTGTCGCAGCATGATCAATTTGTCGGCTCTCTGAAGACTACCAATGAGGCTCTAAGCGCCACCAAGGGTTCCTATCCCGAGTCTTTGCATTCCTTGGGGGATTGGGATGATCCCGTGGCCTTTGACCTTATGGTGCAAGCGCTGGAAGTTGACGCGGCACAATCTGGCTTGACCGGAGTGTTCGCCACCGCGGACGATTTTGCAAAATGGCTTGTAAATCACAAGAATATCCACCCCGATCTGCATCCAGTGATTGCTCACGCGCTCAAAAAAGCAGGGGTCAAAAGCTCAAGTGGGGCAGTGGAGGGGATTTCTATGCTGGACGAGCTATCACATGTATTCGGAAAGCCGAAAGACTTTTTATCAGGGCCAAAACTGAAGCAGTTTATCGCTCAGATTGACGACTTCGACCCTGCCGCGCCACCAGTTGCGCCACCAGTTGCCGCAGCTGCCGCCGATATAGACCTCCCAAAAGACTTCAGCGAGAGCGTCATCGTATCTAAGAAATTTACTCCCGGCAAGGCGGCAATAAATAAGATCTTGGAGGATCAAGACCTTGATATTGACAAGTTTGGGGATGCTGGGGCGTGGAGTAAAACTAATCTCCACAAGCTGGTCGTAAATCTGGAAAATGGGACCATTAAGACAGAGTCGGATCTGACGAACTGGATGATAGATACACACGGGGCTGGCAAGAACTGGACTCCGTTTCTCGCTCACGCACTAAAGGAGGCAGGGCTAAAACACCCTTTGATAAAATCGTTGGCGCGAAAAGCGAAAAACCAAGGATGGATAGACCAGATCGACGGAGCTATCGCCAAGGGAGCCGCGCCACTTCCCTCCCCCGCAGCAACACCCCCACCGGCTCCTGTAGCAGCGACAGCGGCCAGCGAGCCGGCACTGGCGGCTACCGCAGCCAAGCCCAAGCCTACGGCCGGCTGGACCGCTGCCGACGATGCGTGGGAGCAGATAAGCCCCGACGATTTCAAGTATCTCGGAGATGCCAGCTCTCTGGGAGGAGCGCACAGCAAAGACTTCTACGAGCTGGACGGAGATAAGTGGCTGTTTAAGCCGGTGAGCAAAGGCGGCTGGGCTGGTGGCGATGAGTTTATCGCTCGCGGCGAGGAAGCGGTCTACAAGCTCCAGCGGCTGATCGATCCACAGACCCCCGAGGTGCGGTTCATCGAGCTGAACGGCCGGCCGGGATCGATCCAGCGGATACTGCCCAACATCGACAAAGACTTCAACGGGATCTCTCCGAGGGAGCTGTCCGCGGACATGATCGAGCAGTTCCAGCGCGAGCATGTGCTGGATTGGCTGACCTCAAATCACGATGGCCACTGGAAGCAGTTTCTGCTCGACCCCGATGGCCATGTCTACGGCATCGACAAGGGGCAAGCCTACAAGTTTCTCGACAGCGACAAGCTGGACCTGACCTACGCCCCCAACAGCCATCTGGGCGAGCGGGAGCCGTACTATAACGAGATCTTCCGCGCTGCCAAGGCCGGCGAGGTCAGCTTTGACCCACAGGCCACGCTTAAATACATCGAGCGCATCGAAGAGCTGGACGATGACACGTTCCGCGAGATCCTCCGACCCTACGCAGAAGGGCGCTTCAGCAAAAAGACCGAGTCTGATCGGTTCCTCGATCTGGCACTGGACCGCAAGCACAACCTCCGCTCCGATTTCCGCGACTACTACCGCAACGTCACCAACGACCCCGACTTCGATTGGGAGGTACAGCCGAGCCAGATCGGCGTGGCCGAGGGACGGATCATCGACGGAGTGGAGTCGCGGGGGTGGCAGGGGCAGACGATCCCCTTCGATGGCGATCAGGTCGAGGATCAGAACCTGTTGCTGTTTGTCGATAGGGTTAAGGGGCAGACGCGCACAAACGCAAAATTAAAGCTGCGCCCCGAGGCCGACGATAAAATCCTCGACTTTATCCGCGACAACGGTGGGGCCAATATTGTGAGCGGAACGCGGCCCAGAGTCAAAGTTGCTGGCGAGCCTCTCCCCGAAGACACGTTCTGGGACGATATTCTGGGGGCCATCAAAACAGTCAACCATCACGTAGACGATGCTGCGTATAATCAGTCAAAGCTGCAAAGTGCTTCGGCCCACCGGCAAGCGCTTACGGCCCTAAAGGCCAGCAATGACCCCGATGTCGCTGCGATGGCGAATACTTATCTAAAGCACCTCGATGACATTGATCTCGCGGTGAGCAATAAAAGCAAGGTTGCCGGTGGCGCACAGGTCGAGCGATACGCTGCAACCGAGTCGGCCAAGGTCACAGCTGCCGCGCCCACGCCAGAAGTGAAAATAGAGCAGACCGAGATCACGGTGCCGATTCGCTCTATGGACGATACGGGACAGCTGTCGGGGCAACCCAACAGGCAAGCCAGCTTTATGGGCGGGGGAAAGCAGTACACTATCGAGTTCCCCGATGGGACAAAGGCGTACTATAGACCGTGGGACTCCGATGTTCCCTATACGCAGCGAGGCGAGCTGGAGATCGAAATCGGAGATCGGCCCACTTCCCAGACCGTCGAGAAGCTCATCGACAAGCTCGACTCCATGAACCTCGATGCACGGATTGCCAGCGTAGAAGACACCGAGATGATGTATTTGATGAAACAGGCATACTTGAGCCGCGCCGATGAAAAACCCGAGTGGATCTCGATGGTGCAAGACTTGGACAGCCGCAGCGCCACCACAGGCGAGCGCGTCAGCGCAATGCGCGAGTTCTGGCAAAAAGAGCTTAATGTGGATGATTTGACCGCGCTGCCCGACTACCATCCCGAAGGGTGGTATGAGCGCAGCGCGTTGCTTTGGCGTGACAATGCACAGCGGGACTATGCTGGCAACAGGCTTCAGTATCGTTTCGACGTAAAAGAGAACTTTGACCAGATAGCGCGTGGAGGGATGAAAGGCTATGCACTCAAGCACAATATTACAAGTGGCGAGATGGAGTCGTTTTTTGAGGTTGCGCTGAAAAATAATGGACATCTGATCTCGACAAATGAAAAGATGCGGCTGGGCATTCAGCCGTCTGGGATGTCTCCCTCGGCAGATATGGATACCGGTGGGGCGAGCTACGCCTTTACCCGCATAACCAAAAACCTCACAGCCGAGGGTATCTACTTCAAGGTCAGAAATCTTCGTCGCATGGATGCCATATCGTATAACAGCGATATGTATGGGGATGTGGGTGGCTCCGCAGGGCAGAATGTCGTGCGAAACAATCGGGCCAAGGGGGTAACGGATTGGAAAAAATTTTCTGGCAGTGGAGGCAACGAGACTATCTTTAAAAACGGCCTGTCGTTGATCGAAGAGGTGGAACGGGTCGTGGCGGGAAGCGAGATAGCGAGAGACCGAATTATCGCAGCCTACCGAGCTGCGGGGATCGACCAGTTCCCTGATGGACGGTCTCTGGAGGAGGTTATCGTCTCCCAATGAGCGAACTAAACCCAAGAAGCCGCGACGAGCTGGAGAAGATCTTGTTGCCCTTTGACGAGATCGGCTCTTATACCGACTTCACAACGCCGGCCGGGACCAAGCTCCAACTTATCCTCGATCACCTGTATATCGTCCGAGCTGCTCCCGATCTTAACAGCGCTGGCGAGCCGCAGGGGTTGAGCTGGTGGCTGGGGTGGTTCCCCGTAGATTGGACAAGTGGAGATTTGGTTTCTCGGCCCCATGTTACCAAGATCGTCCGCATGTCCCGCGTCGATGATTACTGGCTGCGGTTGCGAGGAAGCAATCAAGAGTTGATGGATTTATACTGGTTTTTACCCGAGGATCATCGAGCGCGTGATACTTATGACGAGTGGCAGAAAGGTGCTGCTCGTCGAGCGGCTGCGATGGCTGCGAGCAAGGAAGAACAGGCGCACATAGCCGACACTTGGCCCGACCCCATCGATCTCTCCCCCATCGACCTGACCGAGTCCCAAAAGAAGCGGTGGCAGTTTTGAATATCCGATTTATGCTCGACAGCGAATACCGCGGCGGCAACAACTACATCCCGGTGGGCGTGTGGGCGCAAGATGTGGACAACGCCAACGATGTGACCCTCGCGTGGTTCGATCCTTCCTCCGCTTACGCGAGCGAGGCCGGCCTGATACTGGCGCGGATCGTAGAGCGGAACCTCAACTACCCCGAGGAGCTGTTTGAGTACTGGGCCACCTACACCTCGACCTATTCGGGGTCGCGTGGGCCGATCTACACAACCCGCAAATACGCATCAACCGACGAGTGTTCAAAAGATGTCCTCAAGATCGTAGAGGACAATTATGACCGATCTACCGGTAAATGGAAAATCCCCTTCCGAGAGCTTGTTTGACGGTTGCCATCGCTCCCATGCCGCGCCGATTGTAGTATAAGCGGCGAGACCGCGACCACCCGATGGGAGGCTATAGCATGGCACTAAAACCGTTTTACACCGACGAGTCCGATGTTCCAGAGCCGCTACGAGAACACTACACTGCCGACGATAGTGGCCGGCATGTGCTGGTGGTAGACGCTTTGGAGGGCTACGCGCTGGAAAACGTGCAGGGCTTGAAATCCACGCTGGGCAAGCTCAAAGAGCGAGCCAATAAAGCGGAGGACGATCTAAAGGCATACCGGACACTGGAGCGAGACCCTGACGAGATCACGGCAGCGCTCGATGAGCTGGAAAACCTAAAAGCCAGCACTACCAACCACTCAGAATCCGAACGGATCTCCCAGCTACAGGCCGAGCTGGAGAAGACCCGCACAGCTGCCAAGAGAGAGCGAGAAAAAGAAATCGCGCCCGTGATGGAAAAAAATCGCGCTCTCACGGACCAGCTCAAATCGGTGATGATCGACAACGCGCTGTCCGAAGCGATTACGGAAGCCGGTGGCTCTGTTCCGCTCTTGCTGCGTGCCTTGAAAGATGAGGTGCGAGCGGCTGAGAGCGACAGCGGAGGTATCGAGATTCAGATCGTAGATCGAGACGGAACGCCGCGTGTTACGGGTGCTGATCTCAAGCCCATGAGCTTTGCGGAGCTGGTCGCAGAGAAACGCGCAGACGAGCAATATGCTCCCGCATTTGGTGCCAATGGCCACTCTGGTGGTGGAACTCGACAATCCGTCTCTAATGGGGCGCAGGGTTCCCTCACGCCAGAAGTAGTCGGCTCGATGTCACAGGCCGAATACATACGAGCGAGGGAGTCGCGCCAGATATGAAATAGGACAACTCTCTCATGGCTAATACCTTCCTGACTCCGAGTGTTATCGGGCGCGAAGCTCTGATGATCTTGGAGAACAACTTGGTCGCTACCTCGCTGTTCAACCGCGGCCAGACCTCGACTTTTACCGGCGCGAAAGTTGGTGACACCATCAGCATCCGCAAGCCGGCATCTTTTACCGCTCAAGAATTTACCAGCACGACCACGACGCAGAACGCTACCGAGACCAGCACTTCGATGGTCTTGGAGAAGCATTTTGATGTCACGTTCGGCGTTACGTCGAAGGATTGGACGCTGGAGCTTGAGGACTTCTCTCGCCAGCTGATCGAACCCGCGGTAGTCGCTATCGCACAGGGCATCGATGCCTACATCATGGGCAAATACACCGGGATCGAGACAACTGTCGGCACTGCCGGCGATCCTCCCGACTCTCTGGCCGATCTGGCCGCGGTGGACAAAGAGCTGAACGACCAGAAAGTCCCGGTCACGGATCGCATCGGCATCGTCTCCAGCCAAGCCAAGGCCGACATGCTGGGCATCAGCGCGGTCGTACAGGCCGAGCAGCGTGGTGACGGTGGTCGGGCGCTCCGCGAGGCCAGCTTGGGCCGCGTGATGGGCATCGACTGGTACATGAGCCAGAACGTGCAGACGCACGATGGCAATGGCCCCAGCAGCTGGCTGGTCAACTCTGGCTCCGTAGCCGTGGGCGATACGTCCGTGGCCATCGATGGCGGCTCTGGCAATCCTATCGTGGGTGACGTTTTCACGGTAGCCGGCGATACGCAAGAGTATGTGGTCACTGCGGTGACCGGCTCCTCGCCCATCACCTTCAGCCCCGCGGCAAAGGTCGCATGGGCCGACAACGCAGCGCTGACGTTTATAGCTGATCACGTTGCCAACATCGCCGGCCATCCCTTTGGCCTGACGGTAGCGGTTGTTCCTTTGGAGCTTCCCGCTGGCGCAGCTCGCGCTGAGTATATCAGTGATCGCAACTTGGGCATCCGCGTAGTCTATGACTACTCGACCAGCACCAAGACCGACACCATCAGCCTCGACGTTCTGTGCGGGGCGAAGGTGCAGCAGCCTGATCTCCTGACGCGAGTCTTGGGCTAATATCATCACCTCGGTGGTGGGTGCGCTCCTACGGCGCACCCACCACACCCTACCCTAACACATCACAGAGGCACCGATGGCAGCTGTTGAGACTATCGCGCTGGTAAAAGGCAGCGACACGGTGGTGGTCAATGCTGGATCAGCTCAAGAAGCAGATCTTCGCGCTCAAGGCTATAGGGGCGAAGGTGAAAAGCCAGCCCCCAAAGCAGCCCCCAAGGCCAAACCAAAGGCAAAGGCAAGCAATGAGTGAGACAACCCCAATCGAGGCCGAAGAGGCCACAGAAGCGATCCCAGAGGCTCATACGGCCCAGATCCGCGGCCATCTATCAGGCGAGGTCGCAGAGATCCCGCTGCCGATGGGCGAGATCGACCGCATCAAGGTATCCGTCGCGGTTGGAGAAACGCGCAACGAGCGTATCTGGAGTCCCGAGTTTCTCGACACCGAGGGCTGGGAACTGTCGGTGACCGACAACACCCTGACCTTTGAGATCCCCGAGGACATCCCAGAACACAACGAGGTTATCGTCACGGTGGAGTACAAATAAATGGCACTGGTGGTCGAAGACGGGACCGGCAAATCGAACGCGGACAGCTACATCTCCGTCACGGATGCCGACACGTATTTCACCAACCACGGCTCCCCCACTGCGTGGACGGGGCTATCAACCGCGCAGAAAGAGTCTGAGCTGCGCTATGCTACGGTGACGCTCGACGGGAACTGGGATTGGTGGGGATCGATCACGGTCACCACGCAAGCGCTGGGCTGGCCGCGCTCTGGAGCTGAAGATGGCGAAGGGCGCGACATCGACACGGACGAGATCCCCGCTCGCGTAAAAGACGCGCAATGCGAGCTGGCGCTGATGGGAACGAGCAACGCACTCAACAGCAGCTATGACCGGGGCAACGATGTGCGGCGTGAGAAAGTCGGCCCCATCGAGACCGAGTACTTCGACGGTGCGAGCATGGAGCCACAGCTGCCGATCATTGACCGCATTCTGGGCGGTCTGGGTCTACGCCGCGGCCGCGTGCTGGGTGAGGTTCTCAGGTCGTGAGCCACGCCGCCAAAGCCACCAGCGCTCTCAATGCCATCAAGCGAGCTGGTACCACCTACACGCTGGCGCGGACTACGGTCACCGCATCGGGATCTGAGCCGTGGAAGAAGAGCAGCAGCAGCAGCGCCAGCCAGACCGCAAACGGCATCCTCGATGATTTCCGCGCCTTTGAGCGCGATGGCCAGATCGTCCGCGAGCGAGACCGGCGCTACCTGATCGCAGCCTCTGGCCTATCGCCGGGGCCGGCTCCCGGTGACGAGCTGACGGATGGCTCCGACACGCTCCGCGTCGAGTCGGTGGAGACGATACGCAGCGGCAACGTCGATGTGATCCACTTCTTGCATACGAGGATCTGATGGCTACCGCAGATGAAAATGCGCTGGCACTGGCGAGCTTCAACAAAGCGCTCGATGCGGCCATGATTGCGCTGCCCGAACACGCTAACACCATCAAGATCCGCACCGCACTCGACCTGATGAACCGGATTGTGCTGAAGACCCCGGTAGACACCGGCCGCGCACGCGGCAACTGGCAGCTGACGCAGCGCTCGCCGGCCGAGGACATGGTGCCAGAAACCAGCGCGAAGGTCTCCAGCTCCGAAACGCCACCATCTGCGATACTGACGGAAGCGGAACAGACCGCAAGTGGGTCGCAGCTGGGGGATGACATATGGATCTCCAACAACCTCCCGTATATCGAAGCGCTGGAAGAGGGACACTCACAGCAAGCTCCGCACGGGATGGTCGCGCTCTCGCTGGCCGAGGCCGAGCAAGGGCTGGAGCTGGAATAGATGCCAGATTTTGCCGCAGCATACAACACGATCCTGACGCGGTTCAAGTCGCAGATGGACAGCTCGCGGCCTAACGTGAAAGTAGCTTGGCCGAACATCGACTTCGATCCCGAGAGCGATTTCAACGCCAGCTCGCATGACGCATGGGCGCGTATTACCGTGCAAGGGGGCGAGGCGTTTCAAGCCTCCCTCGGTGGAACCGGCTATCGCCGCTGGCGGCAACCGGGACTTGTCACGGTGCAGATCTTCAGCCCGATGGGCGAGGGTCTACAGACCAGCCTCGACGTAGCCGACGATGTCGTAGCTGCGCTGGAGGGGGTCACCACCAGCAGCGTGGAAATCCACGCATCATCGGTTAATCCGATAGGGCGCGATGGGGCATTCTTTCAGACCAACGTGAGAACGCCTTTTAGGTTTGACAATCAACGATAAGGGCTAAAATCGCATGGCCGATTCCAATAAAGAACAACTGGCCTATCTGCGAGAAGTTACGTGGGGAACGACTCCGACCTCGGCCATGACCATCGTCCCGTGGGTTTCGGGTTCGATGGCTGCGGGTATCGAGACGATACGGAGTAATTCACTACGCAGTGACGCGCAGCTGGCAGACAGTATCCAAGTCGGAGAATCCCCTACGGGATCGTTCGACTTTGAGTTTACTGCCGACACGTACGACGATTTCCTCCGCTCCGTTCTTCGCTCCGATGCCGATTGGTCTACCGCGGTCAACTTCTCTGGTGCTGGTACTTGTGTGGCATCGACTAACAAGATCACCGGGACCAACGTCCACACCAATGCGTACAAAGGCCAGTGGGTGTATGTGGCCGGCTTTTCCAATTCTGGAAATAACGGCTGGAAGAAAATCATCGCGGCCGGCACCAACGAGATCACGGTCTCGCCGGGGATAACCGATGACGAGTCGGGAGTTTCTGGGGTGACGGCTAAAGGGTCGTATATCCAGAACGGCAGCACGTTACACAGCTACACCTTCAGCCAGCGGTTTACCGATCTTACAAACCGCTACCACAGCCTCACCGGCGCACGGCTCAACAGCGCCACGCTATCGGCAACCCCGAACGGAATCATCACGCTGAACGTGGGCTTCGATGGCAAGGACATCTCGCAAGCGGCTGCGTGGGCTGGCGGCTCTGCCAGCGATGCTGCGACGAAAGACGTAGCCTCTGAGGTGACCGCATACGATGCTGTCTTTCTCAGCGCCGACTCAGGAACGGCCGAGGCTTATGCTGCGGTCTCCGAGGATGTGCTGGAAAGCACCATCGGGATCAGTGTGGCCAACCGGCCGCAGAAGGGGCTGGGGTCTGTTACCAACACCGGGATGCAGCAGAACAGCGTCGATGCCACCGGCTCGATCCAGTTCTACGTCAACGACAACACTTGGGCATACGAGGGCTACCTCTATGGTTTTACCAAGTTTGGGCTGGCGCAAGCGCTGAATATGGGCGGGGATGAGCGCTACCTGATCGAGTTTCCCAAGATCGCTTTTACCGGCGAGCCGGGGAACAATGCCGGGATCAATACTGATCTGGTCTACGCTTTTGATTTCGCGGCCGAGCCGGGAGGTGAGTATGGCGGCTCTGACGATGAAAAGACCATAATCATCACGAAGACCGGATAAAACCCTACGCCATCCCTACCGACTTTTGTCGGGTGCCTGACACGGGAAGGAGCTGATTGTAGGGGTCAGCTCCTCCCCACTACCCTACGAGGTTATCATGGGCGATTTAGCCAAGAACTACGCAACCGATAAGACCGCAGAGCAAGAAGGCGTGTGGGAGCCGCTGGCCGATGGCATCGAGATCAAAGTGGCACGCATCGGCAACCCCAATTATCAGCGGATATGGGAACGGGAGATCAAGCCCTATCGGGCGCAAGTAGACCGTGGCCTGATGGCCGACGAGAAGATGACCGAGATCATCATCAAGGTCTTGGCCGAGGCTGTGCTGCTCGATTGGAAGAACATCGAGTACGGGGGCAAGAAGTTGGTACATAATCGGGAAAATGCGATTCGCATCCTGACCGAGCTGCCCGACTTCCGCGCTGATGTGATGTTCCTCGCCAACCAGCAAGCATCGTTCCGCGCTGCCGAGATCGAGGAAGCGGAAAAAAACTAATCGCTGTCCTCGCTCACTCGATGGAGTGGGGGCAGCACTTTGATCGCTTAGAAAAAGAACGAGCTGCGGGGCGCGACACGCCCCTGATCCGCGAGGTGCTGGATGACCGGCCGCGGATCTACCGCGATCTGGAGAGCGTCTGGGCCGCATTTATGGTGCTGTCCGATTGCCGGCCCTACATCTCCACCGGTTTCGGTGCAACTCCCGGCCCTATCCCCTACGAAGCGCTGGACCGCTACGCACAGCGCCACGGTCCTCACTCGCACGATGAGTTTCTACGGTTCCAGCAGCTGATCCGCGCACTGGACAAATACTACACCGATACGAGCGCAAAGAAAGCCAATGCCCGAACTAACAGTAGCGGTAAGGGATAACACAAGGCGCGGGGTTGCCAGTGCTGCACGCAACCTGACCACGCTCAAAGACAAAGCACAGGCCGCAAGCCGCTCGATGCGGGGGCTGGGTGACCGCACGGAGAAGACCGGGGTCCAGTTTGCCCAGAGCGCGATGCGTATGGCCGGCTTTTCTATGGCGCTGGGCAGCGTGGGTCTGGCGATGCGCTCCGTCATCAAGACCGGATCGGATTTTGAGTTTACTATGGCGCGGGTCGGCGCAGTGACCGGTGCCACCGGCAAAGACTTCGACTCGCTCAACAAGCAAGCCAAAGATCTGGGAGCCTCTACCGTTTTCTCTGCTAAAGAAGCGGCAGACGCGATGCAGTTTCTCGGTATGGCCGGCATGGAAACGAACGAGATCATGTCTGCGATGCCGACCACCTTGCAGCTGGCCGCTGCCGGCGCGATGGAGCTGGGCGAAACGGCCGACATCGTGACCAATATCCTGTCGGGTATGCGGCTGGAGATCTCTGAGCTGGACTCCGTAGCGAACGGATTGGCTGTCGCAGCCACCAGCTCCAATACCAGCATCGCACTCCTCGGTGAGTCGTTCAGCTATGCCAGCGGCATCTCGGCCAGCGTGGGGCTGACCTTTGCAGATGTTGCGGCAGCGCTGGGCAAGCTGGGTGATGCGGGTCTCAAAGGCTCCCGAGCGGGTATGAACCTCTCGATGGCTATGGCCAAGGTGCTGGACCCGAGCAAGGAAGCAGCCGAGGTCATGGAGCGGCTCCAGCTGGAGTTTATGAAGACAGACGGGACGATGATCTCGCTGGTCGAGATGATCCAGCAGCTGGAAAGGGCGCAGATCTCCGCACAGGATCAGTTCAAGCTCTTCGGAGTGCAAGGTGGCCGCGCTATTGCGGCACTGACCGCGGCGGGTGCGCCGGCACTGGAGAAGCTGCGGGAGAGCATCGAGACCAACAACACCGCGCTCGATGAGATGTCCGACAAGATGGGCCAGACCACTCAGAACAAGATGAAAGCGCTGACGAGTGCGGTGGAGGGCTTGCAGCTGGTGATGTTTGAGAATCTTGCGCCGGCACTGACCCAGACGGTGGAACAGCTGACCTTGGTCGCTCGCTCCGACGATGCAGTACAGGTGATGAGAGACTTGGGCGTAGCGGCTGGTGAGCTGGCTACGGCGCTGATTGGGATCGGCAAGTTTGTTCGTGAGTATGGCGATGAGCTGATGCTGCTGGCCACCCTTCTCGGCGCAGGGAAAGCCGGGAGCCTGATGGGCAAAGGTGCCGCGATGGTGGGCGCGGGAGGAGCCGCGGCCGCGTTGCCGGGGGTCGCACTGGCTACGGGTGTAGGAGTAGGTGGAGCGGCATATGCTCGCTCTAAAATAGACCCGATGGTAGCCGAAGAAGGTGCCGGCAATGTTTTCGATGTTATTGGCAATGCGATCAGAGATGGCTTCAATAGGCTGTGGCATGATGCACCCGAGGCGGCTTTTACTGGTGGCGTTCCCACTGGCGAGGAGCCGCGTTGGGCCTTAGACCTCAGTGAAGAGGTAAAGCGGTTTGGCGCAATGACCAATGAAGCCGCAGCGGCTATGTATGGCTCGCCGCAGGGCTTCGGCGCTGCCGGCATGGTCTTGCCAAAAATAACAGGTGGCCCATCGCTGGGCGGCATGGCCGGCTTTGGTGGCGATCTGATGGGGAAAAGCGCAACCTCGCTGATGGATCTACAGCCCAATACGGTCAAAGAGTACAACAAGGAGATCGACCTACAGATCGAGCTGCTCACAGCAGCGACGGACATGGCGCGGCTGATGGCGCAGCAAGAGTTGGAGCTGAACCGCGCTCGCGTAGCGGGAGAACCGCAGCCGCATATCGATGCACTAAAGCGGCTCCACGATGCACAGCGCAAAGACCTAACAGCAAAAACTGAATTAGCCGCAGCTGAAGATGCCGCAGCGGTGCGAGCCACGGAGCTGGAACAAAACCTCCGAGACCTTGAGCGCGGCTTGGACTTAGCCGGCCAAGCCGTCAGTATGGTCGCTGGTCCCGAAGCGGCCAAGAACATGCAGACGATGGTAAGCATGGGAACAAATATCGCCTCGCAAAATTGGATAGGCGCAGCATCGGATGGTCTTACCTTGCTGGGCAGCGCACTTGATACCGTCACCAAGGCGCAAGAGCAATACCGGCAAGCAATCCGCGAAACCAACGCAGCGCTGGACGCTGGCGCAGCGCAAGCACTCGGATCAGCGGCGAATATGGCCGGTCCCATTGGAGAAGCCGCAAGAGCCGCACAGGAAGAAGTAACCGTTTCAATGCGGGAATTTTTTAATAGGGTAAGCTGGAAGGGAAACGAGAGCGACCTTATGCGCTATCGCCAGTTTGTCGAAGTGCTGGAGCTTTACGACCAGTGGGTGGCAAAGTCAATGGCTGGCGAGGGTGGGACCGGGGGCGGGGCGCAAATGCGTCTTGCGTATGAGGGAAAAACAGAGGCGTTGTTCCAAGATAGCGCAGCAGCACAGCGCTTTATTTTCGATATGTTAGGCGAGACATATCAAGCCTTTGGCGATTGGGATCTATCCAATGTGGCCAGCCAGATGTTTGACGTAGCCGATGCACTGGACGAGGTCGGCAACGCGGCAGCAAAAAGTGCGATTCGCTTAGAGCATAACGCGCAAGAGATCCTTATCCGCACCCAAATGTCCGAGCAGATGCGGCTGGCTGGCAGCGATGCCAATGAGCAGCGGAAGGTATACCTCTCTTTTCAAGACCAAATCGCCTCATTACGGCGCTCTGAGCAGCTCGCTCAACGTCGTGGAGGTCGGAAATCTTCGCGGGATGACGAAGATCGATCAGGAGTCTTAGAAACTCCCGCCGGCAAAGCGCTGACGCTCTCCCCCATCGAACCGACCAACTGGAACACCATCGTAGACGAGGACACGCTACGCGCAGCGACTCCGATACCTGTGGTGTGGTCGGAGATCCTCGCACTGCTGGACCGGTCCCACACGCGCATCGGCAACGCTCGCGGCGATAATTTGGGCAGCTGGGACTTAGTGGTCGATACGGGAGTTTTGCGCGGGATGGACAAGATACGGGTCCGCTGGTCCGAGGTCACCGACCTGTTAAGCAGTCCGAGCGCAAGGGTCGGCGGCAGTCCATATGAGCTGAACAGCTGGAAGCAGATCGTAGACGAGCCGTCTCTGGATAGAATGACCAAGATCCGCGCAAAGTGGTCAGATGTGCTGGGGCTGCTTGGCAGAGGACACACCCGCATCGGTCACCCAGACGCTGGTGACACGCTCGACAAGTGGGATCTGGTGGTTGACGCTACAAACCTCAGAGCAATGGAACAGATCAAGGTAAAGTGGTCAGACGTACTGGAGCTGCTCGACAAGGGACACACTCGCATCGGCAAGGCGAAAGGCGAAACGTCTCTCGATCACTGGAACCTTGTGGTCGATTCTGACAATCTCAAGTCGATGAACAAGATCGATGTCAACTGGTCGGACATCATAGCACCCACCAAGTCGAACATCAGCCTTAACAGCATGGTGGCTTTTGATCCGTTCAATTTTAGCGACAATGTCAACTGGAACATGGGCGTGCTGCCCAAGCTGCGAAGCGGCATCAAGGACAGCGTCGAGGGCTTGAGCGTCTCGGTCAACCTCGCCAACATCATCCGCTTCGACACGGCAGACCTATCGGATGCAATCAGCCGCGCAGTGCAAGAGGCTATCGATGACCGGCAGATCGAACCCATATCAACAGCGTTTGCAGCTGACCCATTTGGGCGCGGATAAGCGATAAAAAATGGCTACGAGTATATCGTTCACCAAGACGGACGGATCGGGCAGCACGGGAGCGCTGGCACTGCCCGAGTATCCCGGCATGACGTTTGAGAACCTTGACCAATCGATCCAGCAAGCAATGGGTGGCCGCATTACCTCGATCACTCGCGGCAGCGGAACGATCAAGCGCTGGGTGCTGGCATGGGAAAACCTCCCACTGGCCAATTTCAACTCGATAAAAACCTTCTTCTACACAACCGTGACCGGGGCAAATACCACGGTGCGCTACATAGACGAGAACGGCACCACTAACACCGTCAAATATCTCGGCGGCATCGAATCGGCACAGCTGATTGCGTATAACCTCTACCAGCTGGAGCTGCGTCTGGGAGCGGCATCATAGTGGCACGCACGCTTGCCGCGGGGCAAGAAGCCGAGCGCGTCAAGGACGGGGTCAGCGGGGTCTGGATGATCTCCGCTACTTGGGACGAGTACGGCGAGGCCACGCTGAACAAATACTACGCCAGCCGCGACTACACGCTCGGGTCGAACAGCTACAGCGGAACAATTGCCGAGCGGGGTCTGGATTTCGGGATGCTGCGCCTCAAGGCGCAAGGTGGGCTGGCTCCAATCTACAGCTGGTCAGTGCGGCTGCGCGACGAGGATGCCGACAGCACGGTCACCGACACGCATGTTATATCGAACGATCCGGTCATTGCCTACTTCATCATGCCCACCGGCAGCGAGGCCGATGGCGAGAAGATCGAGATCATGCGGGGCGTGGTCGAGCGCAACACGACGAGCCGAAACGTCTGGACGCTGCGGATCAAAGATGACTCCAAGAAAGACCTAAAGCAGATTCCTACGACCACCGTCGATCCGGTCACCTACCCCTACGCCTATCAGATCGGCGCGGTCATCCCCGAGTGCTTTGGCGAGCTGAAGAGCGCCCCCGACGATCACGCGAAGGACCGCACGCTGCTGGCTCCCGTCCGCTTTACGGATCGGTTCTCGCTTAAAGGCACCAGCTCGCTCCGAAAGAAGACGGGAACAGACGCTTATCAGTGGTATAACGCTGCGCGTCGATTCGCCAAGATCAGCGGCACCAGCGAGAGCGCCGGCATCCTCACGATGACCAACCCCACCCGCACGATGTACATGCGGCCATCGAGAGCCAAAGGCACCAACAACGTCACCGACTGGTATAAGGTCGCAGACCGCGACCAGAGCGTCACAGTGAGCCTATCGTCTGGCAGCAACCTCGATATGTATCTATCAGGCTCCAGCTCATTAGGGACGCTCACAGCGCTCTCTGTGGAGGTCGAGGCCACCGGCAGCTACACGCTCACGATAAAGGACGATACCACCTCGCTGGTCAGCGGAGCGCAGACGGACGATGCCTCCGAGGCGCTGACCGCATCAAATTATACCGCGTGGGATCTGGATCTGCTCAACGTCGAAATCGACGGGCCGGGGTCTGGCAGCGCGACGATCAAAGAAGTGTATCTGAAGGTCACCTTCGATGATAACATGGCGTTCTCCGAATCGGAGCCGGCTGTGTTCCAGATGGTCGAGGGCTTCCAAGATGTGGCCGGCAACTACAACGACAGCACCGCGCAGATAGCCGGCAGCACCGCGATCCGCAATCCCGTCTACCAGCTGCAAGCGCTACTGAGAGCCAAGAACCTCAACGACCTACCCGTGGCTCAGATCGACACCGCGATGTTTACCACGGCCGCGGCCAGCCGCTCCAGCTGGAAGTTTGACTTTTTCATGCGAGAACAGGTCTCCGATAGCTTTCTGGATCGCTTCTGTTTTCAAGCCGGCCTGTTGTTGTGGAACGCGGACG